TTTCCTTTTAGAAGTATCAAAAGTAAATAGATTAATTGAATTTAAAATAGATTCTAAATTATTATAATATTTAGCATTTAAAATTTCTTGATTTAATTTATTTGTATTTATTGTTGAAGACTCGATATAACAATAATTATTAAAATTAGTTAATATACAAAATGTATTACTATTTTTAGTAATTTTAATATCATAAGATTCTTCGTCTTCAAAACATGATACGAAAGTTAAATTATTAAATTTATCTAATTTTAATAAATTTTGTAATTCATAATATTTTATGTTGATTTCTGACATATACTTTGTTATATTAATTAAATTAATAGTTTTCAATTTTTATTATTGCTTTTGAAAAGTAATAATAAAAATGTTAGTAGATGTAACACATCGCTACAATTTTTATAGAAAAAATATTAGTAGGTGTAATTTATTTCAAGATAAAGTAAAAAAAATCTTTATAGTTCTTTAGAAAGTAAAGTTGACTGATTATAACATCTAGATTCAAAGTGTTTATATAATTTAGTATAATTTGAAACAGTTGGTGTTAAAATATATTCTAAATAAGATTCATTTAAAAATGAATAACCTGTTAATACAACAGTTTCATCATATTCATCAATTAAATATTTTCTTGCTATATTTTGTGACTCAATATCAAATATAGTATTATTAAAAAATATATTAAAAAATTTGCAAAACTTTTTACCTTGTATTTTATGAAAATTATCTAATTTAATAGACCATGTATATTGATTATATAGGTATATTGAAATTATTATTAATATTGTAATAGCTATCATATAATTATTTTGAACTAAATTATATATATTTTCAATTTTTATTAATAAAAATTGAAATTAATGCACTAATGTAAATATCAGTAAAAATACTTTTAGTAATTTTATTTTCTAAATCAGCCAAATCACTTAGAATTTGCGCTTTATTTTTAATTTTAGAATTTTTTAAAATTTTTAAAGTTAATTCTTTTAAAATAATATCTAATGAATAACCATTATTTCTAATGATTAAATTTAAATGATTATATATTTCATTAAAGTTATTGTTCATGTCTGTTAAATATTTAAATATTAATGCAATTTCATTATCTGTTGGTATTCCAGCAGTTTCATAACAATATAATGGTGAAATAATATTTGATTTCATTGATATAGATTGTAATAAATTTATTGCTTTTCTCAGATCACCACTTGATAAATTTGAAATAATTTCAAGAGAATTATCTTGTAATATTAAATTTTCATTTTTAGCAATATTATTAAGCGTATTAATTATATTATCTTTTTCAATTGGATTAAATCTAAAATTTGCACATCTAGATCTAATTGCAGGAATTATTTTATTTTCATAATTACATATTAAGCAAAATCTAGTAGTTTCAGAATATTTCTCTATAATTCGTCTTAAAGCAAACTGAGCATCAAACGTCATTGAATCTGCTTCATCTAATATAATTAATTTTACACCTTTCTGAAACATATTTTTTTTTTCGGCAAAACCTTTTATTTCTTCTCTCACAGAATTAATTCCACGATCATCCGATGCATCTAATTTCATTACCATTAAATTAATATTATTTTTGTATAATTGTTTTGCAAGCGCCATTATTGTTGAAGTTTTACCTGTTCCGGATATTCCATAAAATAATAAATGTGGTAAAGAGTTATTTAATAACATGTTTTGTAAAATAATTAAATTTTGTTCATTACTTATTATATTATTAAATGTTTGAGGTCTATATTTTTCAACCCATGGTAAATAATCTGACATTAAATATAAATGTTTATTTTCTTTAGATCAAATCTTTAGATTTATTATAAAACACTTACAATATAATAAACAAGACGTATTAATTGTATATATTCATCACAACCTTTAATTAAATTTTGATCTATATCAGTAATTTTAGTAATAATGTTAGCTTTCTGTTGATTTGACAGATTACTAGTAATAATAAAATCATGAAATAATAAAATTTGATTTACTAATGAATATCCTTCTAAATAAATATTTTTAATTTGCTCATCTATTTTATCTAAATCTTTGTTAAAGATATTTATAATTAATTCATTAAAAATTTCATTTGGAATTATACCAGATACTTCTTCAAGTATATTTTCATTAAAAGATTCATTATAGCAATTATAGCATTTCTGTAAATAATTTATAGCTTTGCGTAAATCACCTCTAGAAATTTTAATTATTTTATTTATTAAGTTATCTGAACAATTAAAATTTTCATTTATACTAATTTCTTTAAGCTTATTAAATATATCTTTTTCAAGAATAGGTTTAAAACAAAATAAAGAACATCTTGATATTATTGGATCAATTATTTTATTATGATAATTACATATAAAACAAAATCTCGTTATTTTTGAATGTTCTTCTATAATTCGTCTTAGAGCAAATTGCGAATCAGCAGTCATTGTGTCTGCTTCATCTAATATAATAATTTTCCATGGTGGAATATCATCAGTAAAATTTACGGATTGTTTTGCATATAATTTAATTTTATCTCTAACAACATTAATACCTCGTTCATCAGAAGCATTTAATTCAATAATTCTTTTAGAAATATTTTTATCACCAAATAATTCTCTAGCCAAAGCTAAAATTGTAGATGTTTTTCCGCAACCAGATCCTCCATAAAATATAAGATGGGGGATATTTTTTGTTAGAATACCATTTCTTAACGATTCTATAATATTATGTTGTGTTGTTATTTGATCTAATTTTTTTGGTCTATATTTTTCAACCCATTGCATTATTATTTAAAATATTTAATTTTTAAATAATAATCTAAAGTATTGTATATGGAATTTAAAAATATACCAGTTGGATTTTTCCAAGATTATAATCCTGATATTAAAGAAGCTCGTTCTCAATTAGTTAAAAATATTATAAAAACAAATATTAATGAAGAATCTAAATTAGAAGAATTATATTTTTCTGATGAAAATATTGAATTAATTAATAAACAAATAGTTTTATCAGTATGGAAAAAAACAAAAAATCAATATAAAATTAATTTTCAAAGTAAGGATAAATTAATTATTGTTATGCGTTATGTATTTATTGAAAATGCAAAAAATTTACCATATAATATTAAAGGACAAATATATGAATTAAATTGTATAACTGTTCGTGAAATATTACCATCGATAATTACTAATTTTGAACAAAAATTAGGCTATTTAAGAGATATTGAAAGAAGAGGTGATTTACCTCCACTACCAATTTCAAGTACTGCACTAAAAACTTTACCAACAGCTAATAATAATATATTTAGTTAAAAATTAATTAAATTTATATTTAATTTTAATTAATTATTTAATATGTGATAGTTCCGGCGGATTTATCTTTGACAAGTTCATACATAAAAATAATACCACGTGTTCTAGCAATTTCAATAAAACCAGCTTCATTTCTATTAATGGATGAACCAATAATTGGTGAAACAGGAGAATAACGTTGTACTACTTTTGCTCCTACAGCACCAAATACTTGTGGTTTAACTACACAATAAGGATCGTACAAGTAAAATTCTTCTTGGTATCTATCCTTATTGTAATCTTGATGAAGCATAATAGCAGTTGTTGAACCAATAACAATGTTATCACCTGGAGTATTTTGATTTATTTCACTAAGAACAACAGATCTTAATCTATATTCGTCATTTCTTATGTTGAATACAGTATCGAATTCTACAGGTCTAAGATTAATTCTATCAAAACCAGAAACAGCAGTAGGAAGTTTATTGAAACCAAAAGGTGTACCTTGAGTATTTAAGATAATATTTGCACGTCTGTCAACATAGAAGAAAAGAACACCACGTGAATAGATAAGTGAAGTGTGTTTAGGAACAACGACACCATTTTCAAGTAAAAGTTGAGATTGTTCGCGGGCATCTTTAAGATAAACAGGTGAATTATCATTTGGAGAATATGGTAATTTAAGATTGATCATAGGAACATATGTAACAACTGGTTTAATATTTTGTTGATAAGGATTTGTATTAAAAGCTTGATAAATAGGAGTTGTAGTAACAACAGTTGGTCTAAATGAAAATGCTGCTAATAGACGTTTTAAGATAGTACCATCATAACGTCCATAAACAAGATCAGGTGAATCATATTTATTCATTCTGCAAGTATCAACAGCATTAATAAATTCACGGAATGAACTATTATAATATTGACCATTACGAAGTGCTAAAATATTATTCCATAATTGATTTTGTAATTGAGCTCTATTGTATAAGTCTGCTAAAGTTGAACGTGAATCACATACAACATCATTAGGATCTCTAATTAAAGAATCATATAAAAGAGCATCTGACATAGATGTAAATGCTTCTTTATTATATCTAGTTTTTACAATATTAGAAATATTGGAGTGGATAAAGTGAGTTTCTAGAATTTCAATTTTAGGAAAGAAAAGAGCAGCAATTACTGGATGTACATGGTTAGCAACATTGTGCATATCTTTGTTATATTTACCAGTAAAAGCTTCAATACTACAATCTTCATATTGAATTGATTGAAGAAGAACTTGACTATGTAATGCTTTACTTGATGCATGTAATTTGAGTATGTCTTGAACAATTTTGTAATCACCTTCAGATAATTTTGAATTAAAACCTTGATAATCAATACTAACACTACCTAAAACTTTTTGAAGATTAGTACTTGGAGCAAATACATCAGGACTTTTTAATCCAATTAATTCATTTTCGTAAATACGTTGAAATTCACTAAATTCATCATCATTTAATCCATGTTTGACTTTATATTTATAAGCTTTTTCTAAAAGAATATGAAAAGGATATTGGTTGTTTCCATATTTTTCTCTAATAAGCTGAGCAAATTTTTTGGCTTTTTTAGTGATTTCAGTTTGTTTTTCAATAAAAACACGCTGAACTTTTTCAACAAATTCTTCATTTCCATATTTAACACGTAAATTTTGGAAATCTTGTTGATTAATTTTACCACCAGATCTTTTAAATAATTTTCTTACTTCTTCGTCAACATTTCCTGAGTCTTTACGACCGGAATCTTTTCTTTGATTATTTTTGACAATTTCGTTATCCATACTTAGTTATATAATTTAAGATAGAAATTTTTTTTATAATTCTTTTTTATATTATTTTTAGTCATAATTAACTAAACTATACTTTTTTTTTGAATTATATTTAAAAGTTTATAATTATAAACAAAATAATGGAAAAATTATGGATTAATAAATATAAATCTAAAACATTATCCGATATAATTGGACATAAAATTCCTATTCAAAAAATTAAAAATTGGTTAAACAATATTGATACTTTAAAATCAAGAGCTATAATTATTTCTGGTGTTCATGGTATTGGAAAAAGTTTAACTGTTAAACTTTTATTAGAAGAATTAAACTATTTATCTAGAATAATTTATCCTAATGAAATAAAAGATCATAGAATTTTTGATGATTTTAATGATTACTATAATCATAAAAACTCTATATATACAAAAATAAATTTTTCAGAAGAAAAGAAAAAAAACTTAGTTTTAATTTTTGAAGAAACAGAAAATATTACCTTAACAAGTGAAAAAAAATATATTATGGAAATTTTTAAAGAAAATAATAAATTAAAAGCATTTCCATTAATTTTTATATCAAATAATCAGCATTCAAAACTTTTAAATGATCTAAAAAAAAACTGTGAAGAAATTAAATTTGAATATCCTTTATTAGAGGAATTATATAGTTTAATTTATAAAATATGCAATAATGAAAATATTAAAATTAAAAATAAAGAAATTTTAAATGAATTAATTATTTTTTCACAATTTGACATTAGAAGACTTATTAACTTACTTCAAGAATTATCATTTCATTATAATTATCTTGATGAAAAAAATATAAATAATTTTATTGAGAAGTCAAGAACAAAAAATATTGATACTGGTTTATTTGATGCTACTAATAAAATATTAAATAATTACTTAGATTATGAAACTATTATGAAATTATATGAATTTGAGAAAGTTTTATTACCATTAATGATTCATGAAAATTATCCAAAAAAAATTTTATATAAAAGTAATGAAGAATGGTCCACCTCATTATATAATTTAGTAAAAATTTCTGATTCAATATCAAGAGGTGATAATATTGAAACAAGTATTTATACAGATCAAAATTGGTACTTGCAAAATATTCATGGATTTTATACTTGTATTAATACATCTTATTGGATTAATAAAATAAATAATAAATATAAAATATTAAATAATCAAATTAAATTTTCATCTGATTTAAATAAAACTTCATTAAAAAATATTAATAGAAAAAATATTACAAATTTATCTAAGGTTTTTCCTAATAAATCAATTTATGATATACTTATATTAAATAAAATTGCAAATTATTTAATTATAAATAATAATGAATCTGAATTAATTAATATTCTTAATTTTTATATGAAAGATGTAACCATAAAAGAAATTGAACTATGTTTAAAAATTGATAAAACTAATGAATTTAAATTACTAAATTCAAAAGAAAAGAAAAGATTAACTAAATTAATAAAAACAATTTAAATATATTCTTCAGTAATTTTATTAATTCCAATGAATTGTGTATTATTACTTTTATTAATTGGATTTAAAATAATAATGCTATCAGATAAAAAATTTAATGTTTTATTTATAATACCAAATAACTTTGAATCATTAATTTGAACAACATCATTTGTAAGTAATTGATAGATAAATATACTTTCATTATCTTCATTATTTTCAAATAAATAATTTTTACTTTTTAGTTCATTAATTATTTTTATTTGTTTTTGATTAACACCTGGTATAGAACTAGCCCATATCCATAGTTTAGTATCAGGTTGATAAATACCAAAAAATATATAATTACCTGCAATTATTTTTTTATTATCTTCTGTAATAATAATTTTATTTTTATCAAAATTAATATTATAATTTTTTTTTATATTTAATTTTTTATTGATTTCTATATTTTTTTTATTATTATATTTATTTATTTTATCTAAAATATTGCTCATTAATTAAAATTAGAAAAAATATCTAATTCTAATTAATGAGCGTAAATATTGGAAAAATATCTGATAAAAAACTATTATTTATTTTAATTTGTATTGGCATATTTTTTTTTATTTTCATTTTACCAATGTTAGATAACAAAAATATGATTGAAAAAAATGAACTTCAAGAACAATTTGATAATTTAGGTATTCCAAAATTAGATAAAAATATTTGTTCTAGACAATGTTGTAAATTTACTCAATGGCCTGTCCCTTTTAATACGCAAGATTCTACTAGTAGTAATAATTTTAGTAATTATATTGGATCTAATCTATCATGTAATTTTGGTCAAACTGGTGGTGGTTGTGTTTGTTATCAAAAAAGTGATAATGATTATTTAGCTAATCATGGTCAAAATTCTACCTACACTGCAAATGACATTAATGTGATCGACGAATTGCCAAATTCTTCGCCAAAGAATTCAATGGCTGTTTAATTTAAAAAGTGTAAAAATATTTATTTAAATATTTTTATACGTTTTGTTTTTATAGATAAATAAAATATCTAAATATTTAATAATGTCTAATTTTCTTGTCGAAACTAAACAAGAATATACTACACAATTAATAAATGTTTTAACACCTTTAATTTATGAAGGATTACAATCAATTTATAATGAAGTAATAAAAATATCATCTTCTGATAATATTTTAAAACATTTTCAAATTGCAATGCAAAGAATTCCAAAATGGAATAATGAAATAATACAAAATGAAACTGAGCGTATTATGAATAATTCAAAAAGTTATTCATGGTTAGAAGATTTAATTAAAGCTACACTTAAAGCTAATATAATTGTACTTACATATAATCCTTCAGTAACACAACAAATTAAAGTTGATCAACAATTATATCAAAATATTAAAATTTCCGATTTTATTCATAAAATTTATTTAGAGTGTGCAAGAGAACTATGGAATAATCCTTACTTATTTTATCATAATTATCCTCCTATTGAATTAAAAAGAAATCAACGAGATTGTGTAATGTTAATTAAAGATTGTATCAAAGAAGCAATTAGAAAATTATTACCAGTTAAACATATTTTACAAATATATTTAGGTGAAGAACTAGAAGTTGGTTTACCAGATGATAATTTTGATAAAAGTATTTCTGAAATTGAAGAAAGAAATTTAAATAAATTAATTAAAAAAGATCTAGAAAAACCATTATTATTAGAAGATAAAACAAATAATACCGAAATTAAAGTACCTAATGAATCGCGATTCAATGTTGATTCAATCACAATTAATGGTATGAATGCAAAAACACAAACTTCAAATGAAACTGTAGGTGCTAAAATATTAGATATTATAAATAATAAAGATATAAAATTAACTGAAAATAGAACTTCAAGTGAAGAATTACCAGTTAATAGTATTGATCCAAAAATTAAAAAAATTTTAGAAAAGGATTTAAATGAATCTGATACATCAGTATCAAATAATCCTAACCATAAATTTCAAGAAGTTTTTTCAAATAGTATTCAAAAAGAAGAAGTTATAAAAGAAAATAATACAAAAGATAAAGCAAAATTTTTTGCAAATTATTTAAATATTTAATTAATTGATGGTGATATCATATCAATAATTCCAAAAGAAATTGATGCAATTGCTGCAATCATCAAAATTTCTTTATTATTTATAGTATGTGTAGGAACATACCTTGTTGAAATACCAACTATTACACCAAATAACAAGTATTTTAATATTTTTTTTTTTGTATCAGGATTATTAAGATCAAGTTTATTTTCCATTTAATATATATAATTAAATAGAAAATAATTATTTCTTATTTATTTTAATGGATATTAAAAATATTATAATTTTTCTTGTAGTTTTTTTATTAATTATGTGGTTACAACATAATGATGATTTAATATTTGGTATAAAGAGAACTGAATTATATGATCAAATAAAAATACCTTTAGTTACTTCATTATTAGTTATTTTAGTAAAAGATATTAATTATGAAGAATGTTTAAATGTTTTTCATTCAGTTATTATAATGCCGCAACCTGAAGTGCCTGCCGAAATAGCTTCAAATAATGATGTTTTAAATGATATATTTATTGGTCCTCCAGATTTTTAAATTATCTAATCTAATATAAATGACTACTAAAAATATTAAATTTGGTGCATCTCGCCTTGAAATAAAAAAGTTTAGTATTCCTGATATGGTTGATCACTGTACTATTGCTATGATTGCTAAAAGAGCATCTGGGAAATCATATCTTACTAAAGAAATTATGTATCACAAACGTTCATTACCATCTGCAATAGCTGTGAGTAGAACTGAAAAGTTAAATAAATTTTATTCAGATTTTATACCTGACTCATTTATATTTTCTGAATATGATTCTGATATTTTATCAAATATTTATGAGAGGCAATCATTAATGAATCAGGACAATGCAAGGCGTAAAGCTCAAGGTAAAACAGAAAAGGATGATAGAATAATGTTAATTATGGATGATTGTATGAGTTCAAAAGGAACATGGTTAAAAGATCCAAATATATTAGAATTATTTTTTAATGGTAGACATCATCACTTATCCTTTATTTTAACAATGCAATTCTCATTGGGTATTCCTCCTGAATTAAGATCTAATTTCGATTATATATTTTTGCTTGCTGAAGATATTACATCAAACAGAAAAAGATTATACGAACATTACGCTGGCATGTTTCCTACATTCGATATATTTCAACAAGTATTTGATGAAATAACTGCAGATTATGGATGTATGGTAATTAATAACCGTATTCATAGTAAAAATATAACCGAAAAAGTTTTTTGGTATAAAGCAAAACCTACACCTGAATTTAAAATTGGATCCAAAAGATTTATTAATTTCCATAAATCATCTTATGATGATAAATGGGATAATAAAAAAAAAGAATTTGATCCAAGTTCTTTATGTAAAAAAAATTCAATTAAATTAATCGTTGATAAAGTTAAATAAATATTTATAATATTTATTTATATTTATTCAATATTAAGTTGTCCTAACTTAAGTTTATCTTCTAATAATTTAGATTGAGTATCTAGATCTAGTTTTCTTTCTTCTAATTTCTTAATTTGTTCTTCAATTGTTTCACGTTTTTCTTTGAGTTTTTTCCTTTCAGATTTATCAGTTGTCTCTTTTAATAGTTCTTCTGTTTCATTCATATTTTGTATTCTATTTTCAAGATTTTCTTCTAAACTCTTTTGAACCATTTGATTTTTTCTAAATTCATGATATAATTTGGCCTTTTCTTGATTTTCCATATATTTCTTCATCATGTCATTTAGTTGATCATTTGCATGCTCAGTTTGTTTAACATACTTATCATTATCATCAATCATAAATGCGCACCATTTACCATTTTCCATAACGTACACATTGTGATGTTGATCTACACTTCTAAGTTTTTCAGCATGTTTACAAGCAGCTTCATAAGTTGAGAATGCACCTCTAAATTTTAATGCAAATACATTATCTTCTGTGGAATAAGATTCTTTTTCTTCTTCTTTTCTATATTCGTTGTTATTATCAATAGCCTGTTTAATATAATTTTTACTAAAAAAAGAAACACAAATAAATTGTTGATCTGGAGGATTAATAGTATCTTCAGTTAAATAGTCGATTTTAGACATATAATAATATTATATAGTAATCTTTAAATCAATATTTATTTTGTAACACCAACCGATTCATATCCTTGCCAAACACTAGGTTTGGTAAACATTTGATCAAAGATTTGAGTCGGTCTCATATTATATGCTTCATCAATTGTTACTTCTTTTTCCGCCTGAATAGGTTTCGGACACGATGTTGGCTGATTGTAAGCTTTTGATAAATAATATGTTAAAATAATTAAACCTGAAAACAACATAATAACTGCTATATTGTATAATAAATGATTCATATTATATATAATTAGATATATAATTATAAATAAATTTTTATAATTATATTAAGAATCAAGAGGAACTGTTTTTATCCTAACATGAACTAATTATGCAATATTTTTTGGCATTTAATCAAATAATAATTTTATTTTTGTAAAATAAAAGTTTCTATCAAATCTGATACATCAAGAATTTTTTTTTCATATTTTTTATAATTGTTATGTTCCTCACTAGTTCTTCTTTTATGGTACAATTCCAGGAGTAAAAAATGTCCTTTTTGTATGATTACTTTAAATGATTCTGTATCGTGTTTATTATCATAATTAAAATATTTAATTAAATAATTTATGTTAACACCAATTAAATCATACATAGCAATAATATTTTCTATTTTTTCATTGAAACTATGGATTTTATTGACGTCTGCAATAATATTTTTTTCTATTTTTTCATTGACATCTAATAAATCTTTTAATTTATTATAAAAAATTTTAATATTTTTTTCTAAAGTCTTTTCATCATCGTCAAACACTGTTTGTTCGGATCCGCATTTTCTTTTTTTATCGTATTCATCATAATCGCAAGTGTTTTTGCGCTTAATGGAAGGATCTAATATTAATTGCATTGGGTTTAATGACATTTTTAACCATTCTATAAATATATGTAAAAATTATATCAATTTTTTTGACACATAATAGAAGGAATGCTAATAAAAAAAAATATATATAGATAAGCAATTATTTTTATTAAATGCCTAAAAACCTAATAAAAGCAATAGTATTTATAATTAAATATATAAATTTTATAATTATATATAATGTCATTAACATCAGCAAATATAAAGAGATATTTAAAATATAAAGATTCAAGTTTTAAATTATTTGATATTAAATATACAGACAAAGAGAAACAAACAATTAATAATTTTAAAATTAATAATGAAACCGAATTTTTTTATACTGGTAAATTTAATAAAGATACTTTAATAAAAAATAAAGATAAAATTGATATATTAAAATTTATTGAATCTATTGGTAATAATAATGAAAAAGATATTAAAGTAATAAAAAATATTATTTATAAATTACTAGATAAAGTAACTAATGGATATGATAATGAATATATTGTATTGGATATTAATACATCATTGCCAAATAATGAATTTAACATGCCACGGTGGCATACAGATGGTTATCCTAATAATTCAAAATTTGTTACTGTATTAAAAGGTCCATCAACATTATTTATTGATGATAAAGATTCTAAATCACGTAAAATTTATTTTACAATTGAAGATTTGTTAATAAAGGAATATAAAAAAAATAGTAATGGTCAGTATAATGAGAAAGCTCACGATAAATATAGAAAAATACTTGCTAAAAAATTAAAGGACTGTAAAATTATTCAACCACAAAATAATCAAGGGACTATATTTTTAACAGATGCTCCCGTAAATAATACAACAATTGCAGGAATACATTCAGAACCACCTTTTAATGAAAAAAGATTTTTTATAGGAATTATGTGTGGTAAAACTATTTAAATGAATTAATAAATTCCCAATTCAAATAAGCGCATATCTTCCTCCATATTTCATCATTTTCCATTAATTTATTAGGATCTTTATGCAATGTAAAACAATCTAATAGATGATCTAGTTCAAGTAACTCACAAAATTTATATAATACATATGAATATGATAAAAAGTTTTTTCTTTTCGGCTGTTTATATAATTCCCATGGTACTTCAATTTTAGTAAACATTTTAATGAATATTTTCTCCATATCGCGAGTAATTTTAG